AACTATCCTACTAACCCAGCGTTAATTAGTTGGACAGGATTAAGTGGACTTGCACAAGGTGGACAACCAAGTTTCGCACAGATTGCGTCAGGTGGTGGTATTACATGGTCAACTGGTGAATCAACAACAACAGCAAATCTTACTGCTCGTGCAACAGTTAATGCCCAACTTAACTCAGGGCAATATAACTCGAGAAACGGTAGTAGATACATATATGTAAGTTCAACTGATTATAGATCAACATTTGGTACTGATAGTTTAAACCCTGTGTTAGGTAAAGAAATTACAGGTAGTAACATTAGACCAAATACTAGAATTGATGGCGGATTTATGTCTGCTAGTTCTAACTATGGTTACTTCTTCCTATCACAAACACTTAGTGGAAACATTGGTGCTAATAGTAGTAATGCAATAACTGTATCATCACATGCTATATTATCAAACGCTAACTATGCATTTATTGAAAAAGCAAGTTGGGAAGCAAGTGGTGGTAGAGACGGTACAGCAGTAGCGTCATCAAGTTCGTCACCTAGTTGGCCTGCTAACACAGTTATTAACAAAATTACATTAATTGACTTTGCAGGTACAGAGTATTATGAGATTGAATTTAATAATGCGGCAAACGGTAATTTAAGTCCAGGAACCGGAACAATTACATTAGAGTTTACATCACCTCCATATGGACAGCCAGGCGAAACAGTATTATCATTTATTGCACAGCCAGGCGAACGTGCTGATTTAGATCTAAGTCAATTGAAAGAACTTACAAATACTACACTAGGTGGTAGAGGTACTTTCCCAAATGGTCCAGACGTATTAGCAATCAACGTGTTTAAGACAACAGGTACAGATGTTGAAGCCAACATTATTCTACGTTGGTCAGAGGCTCAAGCGTAAAGGTTATAATTTACAATACAGCGAGGGTTGTCAGTTGGGAACCCTCCAGCGTGTAATGTGCTACCGTCAAATAAAACAACTCGACCTTTCTTAGGTGTAACTCGTTTTGATTCTTTACCATCTTCAAAGAAAATAGTATCACCGTCACTATCGTTTACATAATAAATTAATCCTAAGTGTTCTTCGGGTCTATCTGTATGCGGTGCGTAATGGTCTAATGATGTTTTGTGAGGAACTGTTATAAACAGTCTTGCGGCTATAATATCAATTAATTTAATATTAAGTGATGAACAAACAACTTGTGGTACTTTACTAAAGTTGCCATAATGTTCTGTAAGTTTAGTACTACTTTTGAAGACATGCTCAAAACTTATAGGCATTGATCCGTTTTCAAAAGCAGTAGGTTCGTGTTTACAATTTAATGGTAGTAATGCATTTACACTAGCACTACCAAATACAAGTGTATGATAATAGTCTTGCAATTCCTGCGATACAAGATTATCTTCTACAATTATCATTAATGTGCAGTTTCTAAGTAGTCTACAAAAGCCGCTAGGTTATCAAACACTAAGCATTTCTTTTTAATATCACGATATGCAAAACGTTTCATTACTAATTCTTCTGTTTCCTTGCCATGACCAGTACGTATGATAACCGGAATAGCACCAACTTTCATTGCAGACTTTAAGTCACGTAAGCGATCTCCTGCGTAATATCCTTGTTTAAATTTTACATGCGGATTTTCTTTTTCGCATTTCTTAAACATGCCTGCATTTGGTTTTGCGTACATATCATCTTTACGACTACTTGCACTATAGTATAACCCGTCAATACTTGGACATCCGGCTTCGCCTAATTCTTTAAACATATGTTCGTGTACTTTTTCAACATCTTCTTGCGTGTAGATGCCTTTTTCAATACCGCCTTGATTCGTAACAATAACAATCTTATGTCCTAGTTTACGTAATTTGACGATTGCTTCTAAACTACCTTCTTCAAACTCCCAGTCTTCGACTTTGTAAACATAATCTCCGATGTCTACATTAATAACACCGTCTCTATCTAAACCTACTACACACTTAGGTGCAATATAACCTGGTTTGTAGAAGTCGATGTCAACGTCATCACTCCATACTATCTTTGGATTGCTCATTATCTACTTTACCTTTTATTTCTTCCAGTATGCCTTCTTGACTATTACCGGGAATTAGTCTATAATTATCTTCAACACTATCAGCAGTACTTACTTCAGTAATACTACTACCATCTTCGAGTGCTTCTAATTGATGTGGTAATAAAGGTGCATTGTGCCACGTCATTCCTTCTGTTAATGTTTGACTAAACAGTGTAGCAGTTTTAGTATCAATCCACCTTACAATAAAACTACCAGAATTTACAAACCACGTTTCTTCTTTTTCTTTGTGAAAGTGCATACTAAATTTGTTGCCTTTCTTTTCAAAGAATAAAATTTTGCCGCAGTACTTGTCGTTGGTTGCCCAAATTATTTCGTATCCCCAACCTTTATCTACTTTACCTTCTAATCTTTCCATGTTTGTATCCACTCCTTAGGTGTTGTAAATTTGTATTCACCGATTGTATCTAATAGTTTTGTATTATCACTACAAGTAAATTTTTGATATTGTCCATTTAATGCCTCAGGCATTGCAATAGGTTCTACAGTTGCATTATACTTGTCAGCAATATCGTTAGCAATGGAATCAAAACTAGTAGTTTCTCCCATGCCTACATTATAAATTCCCATTTCATCAATGTCCATCATCTTCTCAATAATTTTACATACATCGCCTACATATATAAAGTCACGTAAGTATGTGTCACTGCCTTCAAATGGATGTACTTTGCCTGTTTCTTTTGCTTGTTTTTTAAATTTATGAAACACACTCATTTGATCGCCTTTGTGTTCCTCGTGTTCGCCATACACATTAAAGAAACGTAGTCCTTTAATATTACACTTATAATCTCCCCAACCTAGCATTTGCACACTACGATCAAACAAAAACTTTGACCATGCATAAGGGCTTTGTGGATTCTTAGTTGCATCTTCATTAAACAGATGACCATCACCATATACACTTGCACTTGATGCATAAATTAAATCAACACCTTGCATATCACATACTTGTAACAGTCTGTGACTAAAATCTAAATTTTGTTGTAAAACTTTTTCTACATCTCTTTCGGTTGTGCTTGATATAGCGCCCATGTGTATAACTTTATCAAATTGGCTACAATCCGGGACAACGTTTTCGATATAGTCGTACTCGGCAATGCCATGACCTTTACTCATTAGATATGTTTTTAAGTTTTTACCAATGAATCCATCAGCACCTGTAATTAAAATTTTTAAACTTTTGCTCATTTACTATTCTCTATAATATTTGTTGTTGAATAACCTTTAACTGTAGGAATTAGATGTACATCTGCCAAATCATGTCCTACAACAGTTTCAACAGTATAGTCTCCGCCCTTAACAATTAAGTTAGGCTGTATATACTTAATTAACTCATAAGGAGTATCTTGTTCAAAAACGTGGACTTCATCTACCCAAGGTAACATTGATATTTGTTCAACACGTTTTTCTATATTGTTTACTGGACGATCGTTGCCCTTTAGACGTTTTACACTTGCATCTGAGTTAAGACCGACTACAAGTTTGTCGCCTAAACTACGTGCTTCTTTTAATAAATTAAAATGTCCTGTATGCATAATATCAAACACACCGTTTGTAAAGATTACACGTTCTTCTACATCTTCTTGTTTAAGAATATATGTACCTGAATGTTTAACACTTTCAGTTGATCCTTTAACAGCAATTTCTAAACATTTTTTATGTGTGTAACCTTTTGTAAGACCATAAACAAATCCGGCCATAAAACAATCACCAGCACCAGTAACATCTGATACTTCAACTGGTTCTACAGGAATATTGTATTCAACATTATCTATTGTAGCATACACGCTGTGGCCTGCATCTGTAGTAATGATGTTGCCTTTCCATTCGTCAAATTCAAACTTAGTGTATTCGTTATGGTTAGGTTTAACTAGCCAAGCACCTTCGTAGTCATGTGCGTAACGTTTTGGATCTACAATTACTTTAGGCCCTTGACTGTTTATGTGTGCAATAATTTGTTTTGTATTATCTAATACACCTTTGTCATAATCGCTTAATATAACATAATCGTATTGTGAAAAATCACTACGTAATACATTGGATAATACTGCATTTGAATCTGCGTTTTCATCTTCATCTATTCGTGTAATGTAATGCCCGTCACAAATAACTCGTGTTTTAACACTACGTGGTTGTTCAGTTTGTAATAGTGTAACATCAACACCTAAACTTTTTAAATTTTCGTATACTAGTCCCGCGCCGCCTAGTGTTTCAACTTCACGCTGATATTTGACCACAGGCACAGGCGCTTCAGGACTTATGCGTTCTGAAGTGCCATAGATATATTTGTCGATTATTACATCACCAAAGACTAATACTTTCATAATGTTATTATACTTTCTTTTGGCTTATTTGTCAAGCAAATTTAAAACTTTAGTAACAGTTTCTAACTTACTTTGATTAATTTTGCTTTGAAGAGTATTACGTAGACCGTGATGTAATGGTTTAGGCCAGTATCCAGATGACACCCAAGCATAGCCGTTATGTTCTTCATTTAGGATTGGTATGAATTCATCTTTAACAGCACATAGATATGTGTGGAATTGAAACTGTTCATCAAACGATATAAAAGTTTCTAAGGGTATTGTTTTTTCTATAGTTGGTTCAAATCCAACTTCTTCTGTTATTTCTCGTTTAAGTACTTCCCAAGGAGTTTCTTTACCTTCTCCGGTCCCACCAACTAACCCCCATAAGTTTTTAGTTTTGCCTTGAGTACGATGTAATAATAGAAATCGTTGTGTGTTTAGGCTGTAAAAAAGAGTACCACTACAAATTATCTTGTTCATAAAAGTAGTTAGCCATTGAGGTCGACTCTCCAGGTGCCTCCTGGATAAAGTCCTTCGACACTTAATAACCACTCGTCGCCGTCCCAGCGATATTGTACACCTGTATTTAAATTTGTAACATATGTTACTTCTTTTTTAGTGCTTGCTTCGAATACAACTTCCCATGCATTTCCATTCCATTCAACAATATCGTTTCGTTTTGCAACTAAGTCAGTATTATTATCTGCCTTCCAAGCATCAGCGCCATCAGTGTTAGATGCATCGCCAATGTCATTTAGTAGTAATACTCGTCCACCAAGTCCTTTGGTTGTTGCTGTAGGTACTGTTTTTTGCGGATCAATGATGTAGTCAATAGTTGTCCATTGATTACTATGTCTAATTGGTCCTTCAATAATACTATTACTTGGAAACGAATCTATATCCCAATTAATAATTAATTGTGTTTCGTCCATTGGATTCATACTGATTGTACCAGTGATTGTAGTTTTAACTTCGTTAAGTTTTGTAAAGAATATTCTACTAATACCATCTTGGTATTGCCCTGGATGTGTATCAAGTATTTGCCTCCAGTTAGTTGCACCTACTATACCACGCTTTTCAATTTGTGCTAATGAGCCTTCTATGTAAACTCCGTAATCTTGATAGTTTGTACCAACTACATGTTTTGCCGCACCAGTTTGAACAGACCTATTACCACTCTGGTCAACAACTCCGGCTACAATACTATCATCATATGCATTTAGTGTAGGCATGCTTAATCCTAAATCTAATGTTCCAGTGTTTTCATCAAATATACTTGTAATAATATTTGTAATAACACCAAGTCTTTTAACTTTTACTGGCGGACTAATATAAATGGGTGTACTAAATGTTAAGGTTGAAACATCAATCTCGCTATCAACACCTACTGGTACACTTCTTGAACTCCACGTAACACCGTCTAGCATAACAACACTTAAACTTGTCCAGTCAATATAATTATCTGTAGTTTGTAATTCTAAACTAGGGTTAAACAACACTAGTATTTGTTCTAATATCTGTAACTTCATATCAGTATTAGTTGACCAAATATCACAATTGAATGTTAGTTTATATGGTGTAGGCATTAAGCGTTCAACAGTATAGTTTTTACCTTCGTAATTTAAATACTCTTGACCATCTGCATCGTATGCACGTTCTCTAATATTAACCTTACTAACATAACTTGCATCACTTGTACGTTCTCGATCTAATTCCATACCTGTAATATGTACAGCAATCCGTGGCGCACTCGGTACTTTGTTTTCACTATTGTCACGTATAATGTTTGCAACTTGTCTAGTCAAATCACCGTATGTTACAGGAATCTGTGTTAAGTTTCCTTTACCGTCTTTGACAGAAAAGTTACTCATTAGTCTTACCATCTGTGTAACGTAGCGCCTTACTTGGCCGTCATAAAAATGTTCCATTAATTATCTGCCTTTGGACGTAGAGCCTTTGAAAGACTTTGTTTCTCTTTAACTGTTTCGCCACCAATTACTGATTCTTGGGTGTTATTAATAAATGTTGTTTTTTGTGTATTACGTGTATCAGTATTTGTAAGATCAACTCTAATACCGTCTTGTAATTTAATCCAACGGTTGCCGTCGTATTTAAATAATCTTTTAGGCATAAAGTCTGTCCTCATAAAGTAGTCTCCGTCTATCGGAGTGGTTGGAAAACTAATACCCATACCATATGGAGCACCATTGTTTCCTTCGACGCCGAGTAAATATCCTTGATACCCTGCTCTATCAGGACGTTGGCTTATAGCATCTGCTTCGATACCTATGTTACTTGCATCTATTTCTTCGCTATCAGCAGTCTGAAGTGCAACAGTTCCGTCATCATTAGTTGCTAGTGTATAGTAATGTCCTGTATCGTATCCTGATTTAGGTGCGTCTGCTTCCGCTTGGGCAACAACAGCATTATTAATTTGCATTTCTTTTTCGTATGTTGATAGCATATCTCGTAATGTGTCAGTTGAACCTTCCTCAGCAGGAAGATCAAGTATTTCTTTAAACTCTTGCGAATCAACTATTTGTTTTAGTTTTAGTCTATATAAGTGTGGATACCATGTAGGTGAAAATCCTTCACTTGCTCTGTTTACATCTTCTACAACGTAAAACCGTTTTAGTGCTACTTCGTGATCGTTAAGTGCATATTCGTCTTTTAAATGAGGAAGTTCAATTACGTCACCGCTTATAATCTTTCTACCCATAGTTTTTACACTACTTGTTATTGGTATTGTCATAAACAATGTATCGTTACTTAAGAACAATCCAAATTGACTCATATCAAAGTCTATATCTTGTACATTATAAATGCCTCGCATTGTATAAATGTCCGGATCATATTTTCGATCTCTATTTTCAAGGAATAACATATCTTGTATGTTAGTTGTTGCAACAGCATTATAGCGAGGCTGGTCCGCAGTTGCATCGGCTTCTTCAGGATTCTCAGGTCCGAGATACTTGTGTACGTGAATATCAGTTCCACCCACAGTAAACATTTCATGGATTTGCTTATCCATAAAATGAAAATCGTTACCTTTCTCCGGTTTATATAAACTTATTCTTGGCATACACATATTTATCGTTAGTAAGTCAATACGATAAATACTAATGGAGACTATAAACATGGCTGACCTAGCAACTAAAAAACAAGAGATTTATGATTATGTTTACGCACTATTAGGCGGCGGCATGATTGATGTTGAACTTGACCCTATTCATTATAAGACTGCCCTTGATAAAGCATTATCGAGATTTAGACAACGCAGTGATAATTCAGTTGAAGAATCATATGTGTTTATGCCCACAGTAGAAGATCAGAATACATATGTATTACCTGACAATGTAATCGAGGTTCGAAAGATATTTAGACGTTCAATTGGATCACGATCAGGCGGCGGAGACGGCGGAACATTATTTGAACCATTTAACATGGCATATACAAATACTTATATGCTGTCAAGTTCGAACATGGGCGGATTAGCAACATATGATATGTTTAGTCAGTACCAAGAACTTGTAGGACGTATGTTTGGTTCATATATTGAATTCAAATGGAATACGGCTACAAAAGAACTAACAATGTTACAGCGTCCACGTACACAAGAAACATTGTTATTATTTGCATACAATTTTAGAGCAGATGAACAACTATTAAGTGACTACTTAGCAAGTCAGTGGATTAAAGACTATACACTTGCAACATGTAAATTTATGTTAGGTGAAGCACGTTCAAAGTTTGCACAAATTGCAGGACCACAAGGCGGATCAGCATTAAATGGAGATGCACTCAAAGCAGAAGCACAAGCCGAACTTGAAAAATTAGAACTAGAAGTTTCTCAACAAGTTGCTGGCGGAGCAGGATACGGCTTTTTAATTGGTTGACAAATCTTATGTTTGATAGTATTATTATACTATGCATTATGAGATTACACCTTTATTTTCAACACCCTTATTACAAGCAAATATTGGACCATTAGATCCAATAACGTTAGCATGGCTAAAACGCTTGGAGTGTCCACCTAGTACGGTTGCACAGTATGGTAATGAAGAAGAGTTACCTGAGACTGAACGAGGATTTAATATTCTTAATCATTCAAAATTACTAGGACTACAACAACTAATTAAACGTGCAGTAGATCATTTTGCATACACTACTTTAGATGTAGTTGACGATGTTGAGTTTAGATTAACTACTAGTTGGCTTAATAAAATGGATGTAGGTACCGATATAGAGTTACACAATCATGCTAATGCTGTAATCAGCGGAGTATATTATCCCGAGGTTGGTCCAACAAGTAATCCAATTACATTTAAAAAGAATAGACAACATTTAAATAGTTTTCCTGAGCATGTACGTCCTAATACAAAAGGAAATTATAATCAATATTCAACAGGGGCATGGGTTGTAAAACCTAATACTGGTGATGTAATAATATTCCCAAGCCATTTAGAACATGAAGTTGCTCGTAGTTTAGATAAACAAGATAGATACAGTTTGGCTTTTAATTACTTTCCAAAAGGAACTATAGGACAAAATTCAGTTAAGGTAAATTTATGAAATATCAAACAACTCCCTTATTTCCAATACCGTTATTTTTAGCAAAAATAGATGTATTAGATACTGCTAAAATTAAATGGTTAGAAAGTATGGAAATGCCATCTGAAGCAGTAGGACACGACCATACTGCTGACAAGTATATTTTAAATCAACCTAGACTAGCAAAATTAAAAGCACAAATACAAGAAGCATGTAATGTGTTTGTAAAAGATGAATTAAAAGTAACTGATGAAGTTGAATTCGTTTTAGAAAATTCTTGGTTAAATCGACACACGCAGGGCCAACATAGTGTATCACATTGGCATAGTAATGCAATGATTAGCGGAGTATACTATATACAATCTAACGATACTTCAGGAGACATTGTTTTTAATAAATCACATTTATATACAAACTTATTTACTGATACTGTTAGAGTAAGTTATAGTGACACATCAATGTATACTACATCTGAGTTTTTTATCACTCCAGAACCTGGTGACGTTGTTATGTTTCCGAGTCATTTAGAACATCGAGTTCTTGAAAATTTATCAAACATGCCACGCTACAGTTTGGCTTTTAACTTTTTTGCTCGCGGCACTGTAGGCGGCGGCACCTGTGGACTTAAAATATGATTATAGGAATT